CGATCAATAGTACGAGCAAAACGAATATCTTCAGCTGCTAACGTGGCCTTACCAGTTAAGTCTTTTTCATAGCCCATGAACGCTTTAGGTACCTTAAGGGCAGCAAATAGTTTATCTCTTAGGTAAGCTACGTCCTCGATACCATTGTATTCTAGACCTTTTGTAGTATCGATTTTAGTTGCAGTGTCATTACCTCTTACTGGGATATAGAAATCCTCAAGTAGGTTCTGCATGTTGTATTTTAAGTTATATTCACCTGTTTTTTCATCCATCAATGGAGTTTTCTTCATTGTGTTGATAGTTTTCTGCATAAATGCATCAACCTCTTGTGGTGGAATATTACCTACGTTAATGTAGAAAATACGTTTTTCTGGGGCACGAGCAATACGGTGGATCAACATAGCATCCTCCATCAACACATATTGCTTAAATAAGCGACGTCCTGGTTCGAGATATGAACGACCATAGGGAAGATAGTTTACATCCGTTAATAAGCGGAAGTGAGCTACCTCGTAGTTATCAAATACAATCTGATTATCAGTTGGTTTAGTATTTGGAGTAGCATAGTAACCTGAACCACCCGTATAGTATCCATCGGGTGAATAAAGGAACTGAACCTTTGCTGGGTTTTCCATGTCAAAGTTTTCGCGTCTTTGAATATGGTATGCTGTATAAGGAATTACGTTATATACACCAAATTTTTCTGCGATTTCTAGCTTTAAGAAGAAATCACCGTATTTACACATTTGGCGAACCCAAGACCAAAGATTAAACTCAATGTTAAGTACATCGTAGAATAGATTGTAAAGGATTTTTTGGATATCATCGTCACTACTTCTGATTTGAAGTACCTCTCCCATATCGTTCTTTAAAGTACATTCGTCCGAGATAATATCAAGAGCAGAAGCTACAATAGCGTCTGTATCCATTACATCGTAATCACTATAAAGATAAGTTCTTAGATACTGATATTGTATGTTGAATTGTGAACCTAAAAGAGATGTAGAGGCTGGGTTAGTGTAGATTTTTCCAAACCTGTCTACTAGAGAATTTGTTTGGAATTCACCACTGGTTTGAATATGATCCGTATCAACTACTTTTAGCTGACTGCCCCCTTCGTTTCTGATGATAACATCAGTCGAAAATAGTCTCTTTAATCTGGAGAATAAACTAGTATCAGCCATTTGTGTGTTTTATTATTATAAATATTAAAGGAGCCAACGGAGATCTTCCTGTTGATTACCTATTTTTTGTGTGTAAGGGTTTTGAATAGAATTTGCCGAATATGCCCCTCCATGTGTTTTTGTCATCCCATTTAAAGCAGCTCGGGTCATGTCTAAACCCTGTTGCTGGAATTTAAGTGATGTATCTCTTAAAAGCATTCCAATACCAAACGACATTACTAAATCATCGTTGTATCCGCTTTGTGCCTCTGGTCTACCGTTTTTCCAAATGAATACTTTCATTTCCTCCAGTAAACGCTTTGAGTGAATCGTTACAGAACGATCACCAATATATTCTCTAAACTTGTTTACCACAAGTGGTCTGGTTTTTAGCGACATTGTAAAACCAGGAGTTAAATTGTTGCCGTTTTCATATCGGTTAAAATACGACTCAGCTGTCACTAAGTCACTCTTGGGTGACTGATAGAAGTTCTGATAGCCACGTTCTATAACAGTTTCTATAGTTGCCCAACCTATTGAGGCATTTTCTACTACCAATAAAGCATTATTGTATTCGGCTGCTAGTCCTACTAGAAAATGTCCGAATTCTTTTGGCGATAATTGCCCCTTGTATTCGGCAACTTGGGTGTTTGTTTCAATATCGAGCACGTGAGCGGCCGAAAAGTCTCTACCATCACCCCTAGCCACGTCGGCTACAACCATGTAATCTCGCGAATAATCAGCGGGTTGCCAAACCCATAGGTTCTTGTCTGCCCCGCGTCTTTCAACCGGTTCTTTAACGGTAGTTTGGGCTATAAATTCGATCCATTCGGGATAGAATACCGTTTCTCCCGAGGTGCTAAAATCACAGTCACATTCCTGTGCTGCCATTCTAGGATCACCTAGAAGTTCATCTTGTCGTTTCCTCCACGCCTCGTCCCTCTCCGGGTGTACGTACCAAGGTAACTTGATAGGTAAGAAGTCGTTCTCCGCTGCTTCCGCTCTTACCCATTGTTGGTGGAACCAGTTTCCAGTTCCATAGGGGGTTGAGAGTACTATTGCTCCACCACCCGTTGCTAGTGTTTGTTGTGCTGATGCCCATATTTCTCCGATGTTTTCGATAAACGCGGCCTCATCCACTATAAGCAGAGATACTGCTTCTGATCGACCAGCATCACCTGCTGCCGATACTGCTTTGATTTGAGAACCGTTATTTAATCTTAATGTTAATTTGTTGTTTTCGTCTGATGGTACTTTAAGCCATGAAGGTAGGTTTTCATACATGAATTTTACCTTGGTTACCATGTTTTTAGCTGTTTCCTGTTTTGTAGCTAAACAAAGTATGTTTTTGTCTTTATGGAAAGTCATCATCCATAAAGAATATCCGGCCGCTAAAGTTGAAATACCTAACTGACGAGATTTAAGTACAACTGAATATGGGTTATCTTTCCAAAGATTAAGTACCTTACTTTGAAATGGAAATAGATTGAAGATAACACGGCCTCGTTGGGGGTGTTGAATATAACAGTATTTGCGCATAAAATGAGCCGGATCTTGGGCGCATTTTACGTATTCCTGTTGTATTATTTTTCTTAAATCCTGATCACTCATTTTCCTAGTTTCCAGTACATACGAGCAGAAATTACTGGAACTAGATTTTGATCAACACCAACTCCCAAGCCGTACGCCTGTCTTTTTTTATTTCTAAAAACCACTTCTCCACCTAAATATTGTAATTGGTCTTGGTTTCCAGTTGCTCCAATTCCAAAATATAATTCTCTTTTATTTAGAATAATAGTTTCTCTAATGGTAGTTTGAGGGTAAGTAAAAGTATAACTAATTTTTCTGCTTTTAATTTGGTTTTGAGATATAGTATCGATAATAGTTAAGTTTAAACTATCTAATACTTGTTTGTCCTCGTAGGTTTTGATAGCATAATAGTCCGATAAGATAGCTGATGTATCGATTGGGGTACTAAATGTATCAATATCTACTTGAGTGATATACTTTACTTTAGGGGTATATACTGGGTATGTTTTTTCTATAATAAAAGATTCAACAATAGTATCTCTAATGATCTGTGGTTCAGTAGGTGTACCCTTACCTGAACAACTTCTCATTAAAAAAATCACAACTATCAACACTACTATAAGTAGTGATTGAATATTTTTAAAATATTTCATTACTTAAGCTTAGATACCTTATCTTCGATTTCGATTTTGGCTTTTGACCACTCTGTAGCGTACTTGTCTTTATCTAAGACGCGATTAGCATTATCTACTACACCAGCATCTCTCATATCCTTTAGGAATGCTTTAACTAATTTAGTTTTTTCTTGAGCACGAAGTTGAGCTGCTTTACCTTTTTCAAGTTTACCACCTGAACCGGCTAGTTTACGTAGTTCTGAATCGGATGGTCCGTCTTGGTCTTCGCTGTCAGAATAGTATTTTTTAGTCATTGAGAATGTTTTTACTTTCTCGTCTTTTTTCTTAGCAGCAGGATTTGCTGATTTGGGGCGACCACGCATTCCTGGCTCTTTAGGCTCTTTAGCTGGTTTGTTTGGGTCTGCTTTACGTCCGCGTTGTCCAACTTCTCTTTCGCCTCTTACTAGATCGATAAATTTGTTAAGTTGGTTATCGAATAAATCATCATCAGGTCCTAGTGCAGCTTGAACTTCGTCGTCTTTTTTAATAGCCTTACGAACGTCTTTCTTTTCAGCGTCTTTATTTTTTTCGATTACTTTTTCGATTGCTGCTTTTAGATCGCCTGCGATTTTAGCCATTTCATTAAGCGCCTCGTCTTCGTTTACTGGTTCGCTCTTCTTATTTTTTGCTACTGTATTAATTACTTGCTCTATTTGTTTTAAAGTAGTTATTTTACCAGAGTTAATCTCATCTTTAAGATATTTTTGTAGAGCTACAATTTCAAGAATGTTTTTCCCACCATCTAACTTTACAGTATAATCAACAGAATCAGAAACAACTTTAAGTAGTTTTTCTTTTGGTAATGATACATTCATCCCAATAACACCAACTACTTTTTTAGCGGCGAATCCTAGAGCTTTAAGTAAAAGTACTCCTCCTGCTATCCCTAAAGCGATAGTTCCGATTCCTTCAGGGATTACTACGTTAACACCTTTTTTAGCTAACTCTGCTGCTTTAGTTGAATCATCAGTTGTTACTTGACCCATGTCAACCT